TTTAACGATAATGTTAATGTTGCGATTCTGGCAAACAAAGCGTCCACTGCTAGAGATTTACTTGGTAGATTACAACTTGCATATGAAAATTTGCCTGGATGGATGCAACAAGGTATAATTAGTTGGAATAAAGGTTCTTTAGAATTAGAAAATGGATCAAAGATTTCAGCAAACTCTACGTCTTCAAGTGCTGTCCGAGGTGGATCCTATAATGTCATCTTTCTTGACGAGTTCGCCTTCATCCCGAATCACATTGCTGATGACTTCTTTGCATCTGTTTATCCTACTATTTCTTCTGGTCAAAAATCAAAAGTAATTATTGTTTCTACCCCAAGGGGTATGAATCATTTTTATAGAATGTGGCACGATGCCGAAAGAAATAAGAATGAATATGTACCAACAGAAGTTCATTGGTCAGAAGTACCTGGTAGAGATGCAGTCTGGAAAGAACAAACGATTGCAAACACATCAGAACAACAGTTTAAAGTTGAGTTTGAATGTGAGTTTTTAGGATCTGTTAATACTTTAATTAATGCTTCAAAATTAAAAACATTAGTATATGAAGATCCAATACAAAGAAATGCTGGATTTGATGTATATCAAACTCCAATAGAAGATCATAATTATTTGATAACAGTTGATGTTGCCCGTGGATTGGGTAATGATTATTCTGCTTTTCTTGTTTTTGATATAACAGAGTTTCCATATAAGGTAGTTGCTAAGTATAGGAATAATGAAATTAAACCTATGCTATTTCCTAGCATCATATACGATGTAGCAACTGCATATAATAAAGCATTCTTATTAGTTGAGGTTAATGATATAGGTGATCAAGTAGCATCTATCTTAAATTATGATTTAGAATATGATAATCTTCTTATGTGCTCTATGAGAGGACGTAATGGACAAGTTGTTGGATCTGGATTTAGTGGTAAGAAATCACAATTAGGTGTAAGAACAACTCAAGCAGTTAAAAAATTAGGTTGTTCTAATCTTAAGACTCTTTTAGAAGATGATAAGATATTATTCTGGGATTATGAAATTATTTCAGAATTAACTACTTTTGCTCAAAAACATAATTCATTTGAGGCAGAGGAAGGGTGTAATGATGACCTTGCAATGTGCTTAGTATTATTTGCTTGGTTAGTTGCACAGGATTATTTTAAAGAAATGACGGACAATGATGTTCGTAAGAGAATCTATGAAGAACAGAAAAATCAGATAGAACAAGATATGGCACCATTTGGATTTATTTCAGATGGATTTGATGATGGTGATTTTGTAGATAAAGATGGTGATAGATGGACTAAAGCAGGTAGTGGTAATGAAACTTGGAATTTAGATGAATATGGCGATAGATCTTATATGTGGGATTATATGTAAGTGAAAACTAAGAAACAAGTTATCAATCTAATAAGGTTTGTTATCTTTTTTCAATTGGCAATAGTAGGAGCAACTATATTTGGTTGTTTTATGCCTAATAAGGTTTGTGATTCTGATGTCAAACAACATATTGCTAATATGATGACTGTTATAACTACTTCTACATTTGCATTATATGCTGCTGAGAAATGAGTAATCTTAATGGAATTTGATGAACAACTTGAATTAGATCATTTACTTTTAAAAGAAAGAAAATGTCGATCATGTGGTAAAGTCAAAGATTTAATAACAGATTTTTATCTTACTAGAAAGGATAGGAGAAATACATCAGCATATTCTTACGAATGTAAGTTATGTACTATAAAAAGAATATTAAAAACAAGAAAGGTTAAGAATAAGAAAATAGATTGGGAATATCCAGATTGGTAATGTTCATGCACCATTTCCCCAGTGAAAACACACTAAACAATAAATAATTTCAGTAATATTCTGAGACTCGGAGAGTAATAAGATGCCTCTAAATTTAGCATCTCCTGGAATTGTCGTAAGAGAGGTTGACCTAACAATTGGAAGAGTGGATCCTGCAAGTGGATCTATCGGAGCGTTAGTAGCACCTTTTACAAAAGGACCTGTTGATGAACCACAACTCATTGAAAGTGAGGAGGATCTTCTTCAGACCTTTGGACAACCTTATTCAGTAGATAAACATTATGAGCACTGGTTAGTAGCGTCATCGTATCTAGCATATGGTGGAACAATGCAAGTTGTTCGTGCTGGTGACACTGGTTTAAAAAACGCCTTTTCTGGTATAGCAACTACTGGATTAGTAATTAAAAGTAATACACATTATAATCAATTGGGTTATGATGAGAACCCTATTACTGGGGTAACAGTTGCAGCAAAGAATCCAGGATCTTGGGCAAACGGAATTAAAGTTGCTATTATAGATGGCAAGGCAGATCAGATCTTAACAATTCCTTCTGGACTGGGTGTGACAGTTGGTGTTGGTATTACACAAGCAATTTCCAAAACAGTTGGTACTTCATCTGGAACCACAACAATAGATGGTTACTTAAAAGGTATTGTGACAGGTGCTACCAATACAACTCTTGAAGTTAAGGTTGTTTCACACGTATCTGCTGCAGGAACAGTAACTAATGTAGATTACCAACAAAATGGTACATATACATTCTCTGGAACTACTCTTATTGGAATCACACCAGCAGGAAATGCAGATGGTACTGGTGTTACCAATGTAACTCCAACAGCAGGGGTAGATTGGTTTGAGACACAGGACATTAATTTAAGTGTAGGAAAACTTGAGTGGGATCAATTAGCAGATGCCCCAGGTACTTCAGCATATGCTGCTGCCAGAGGTGGTAGAAATGATGAGGTTCACGTTGTTGTTATTGACGACAAAGGAACTGTAACAGGTAATGCTGGTACAATTCTTGAAAAGCATTTAAATCTTTCTAAAGCAAAAGATGGTGAGTATTCAGTTGGATCTACTTCTTATTGGAGAAAGTATCTAGCAACTAACTCCAAGTACATCTATGGTGGTAGTGCTCCTGCTGGAATTACAACTACAGGATACAGTGATGCTGGTGCTTCAAACACTCTCGATGCAGATAGTGGTTGGGATCAAGATGCTGATTCTGTAAACTTTGGTGCTTCTGGTGTAGTTACTGAATCACTTGCAGGTGGTACTAACTATGGTGATAAAACAGATCTTACTACTTCTGGAGCATTAAGTTCTGGATTAGATGATATTATTTCAGGTTACACTCTATTTGAAAATACAGAGGAAACTGAAGTTGATTTCATCTTGATGGGATCTGCAAATTATGCTAAAGAAACTGCTCAAGCATTAGCAGAAAAAGTAATTGCTGTTGCAGAAGCAAGAAAGGATGCAGTTGCATTCGTTTCACCTTACAGACAAGCATTCTTGAATGATAGTGCTGCTGGATCTGTAACTGTTAGTGATATAGACACAATGACATCTAATGTTGTTGGGTTCTATGCACCAATTACATCAACAACTTATGGTGTATTTGATAGCGGTTACAAGTACATGTATGATCGCTTCAACAATGTATTCAGATATATCCCATTAAATGGTGATATTGCTGGAACTTGTGCAAGAACTGATATTGAACAGTTCCCTTGGTTCTCACCAGCAGGAACTTCAAGAGGTGCAATCCTCAATTCAGTAAAACTTATTTACAATCCTGGCGAGAAACAGAGAGACATTCTATACTCAAATAGAATTAACCCTGTTATTCTTTCACCTGGTGCTGGAATCGTTCTTTTTGGTGATAAAACTGGATTTGCTAAGTCATCTGCATTTGATAGAATTAACGTTCGTAGATTGTTTATCTATCTTGAAGATGCGATTTCTGCTGCTGCTAAAGATCAACTCTTTGAATTCAACGATGAAATTACAAGGACTAACTTTGTAAATATTGTTGAACCATTCTTAAGAGATGTTCAAGCAAAGAGAGGAATTTATGATTTCAGAGTTGTTTGTGATGAGACAAATAACACTGCTGCTGTTATAGATAATAATGAGTTTATAGCAGACATCTTTATTAAACCTGCAAGGTCAATTAACTTCATTGGTCTTACATTTGTTGCCACTAGAACTGGCATTTCATTTGAAGAAGTTATCGGTACAGTTTAACTAAAGGTATAAAGTAAAATGGCAACCCAAT